ATGCTCGGCATCATGTACGGCATGGGCCGTAAGAAGCTGGCTGGCACCCTCGACATCACCGAGGAGGACGCCAAGGGACTCTTGAACAGGTATCACGACAAGGTACCGTTCGTGAAAGGCATGGCCGATTTAGCGATGAATCAAGCGATGGACAAGGGTGTGATTCGTACGTGGCTGGGCCGCAAGTGTCGCTTCGACACTTGGGAGCCAAGGTCTTACGGGTACAACCGCGCACTGCCGCTTGAAGAAGCTGTTAAGGATTATGGTGGCAAGGGAATGATTCGACGTGCGTTCACCTACAAGGCTCTGAACCGACTGATTCAAGGGTCAAGCGCAGACCAAACCAAGAAGGCAATGGTGATGTGCTATGAAGAAGGACTGGTGCCAATGCTAACAGTTCACGACGAATTGTGTTTTAGCGTGAACTCTCGTGAACAATCCGACAAAATTGTCGATATTATGAAGAATTGTGTACCAGATTTGAAGGTGCCGTTCGATGTGGACGCCGAGCTTGGCGACAACTGGGGTGAGGTGGGGTAGGATTCATGAGGCTGTGGGAAAAACTTTTTGAATATGACGACGAAACGGGTGTCCTACTCTGGAAGGAAGGGTTACGAAGAGGAAAAAGGGCTGGCAGTTTGAGGGACAGCCAATGGTCGAGGCGCCAAGTGCGGTACACAAGTGAGGACAAAAAAACAAAGTATGTGTGGTATGAGCACCGAATCATTTGGTCGCTGGTTCACGGTGATATCCCCGAAGGATATGTAATCGATCACATCGATGGAGATGGGTGCAACAACCGCATCGAGAACCTTCGGTGTGTTACGCCACAAATAAATTCTAGAAATAGAAAACTTCCTAGCACCAATACTTCCGGTGTCATGGGTGTGAACTGGATAAAAAAGAAGCGTAGGTGGAGAGCCTGCATCTATCATGCAGGCAAGTTCACAGCACTTGGAACGTACAAGACATTCAAAGAAGCGGTGGCCGCGAGGAAAGCCGCAGAAAAAGTATTAGGTTATATATCCAGATGAGTATCAAATGTTTTGCCTGCGGCGGTGACGTGATCTGGGGCGGTGACCACGACACCGAGGGCATGAAGGACTACTTCATCGTCTCGAACCTACACTGCAAGGACTGCGGCGTGTTCTATCTTATGTATCACCCAACGCCTGAATCCGATGAGCCAAACGCATCGCCCGATTCGGGGTTTGTCTAGCCCACCTGGAGTCCAACATCTGGCGACTGGCCTCGGCCCAGTCCCGTTTATCGACCGCCGCTTTCATTTTTCGGAACTTCGAAAGCCGTGGACGACCGAGTTGGAAGCACATGTTTGCAATGCATAATTGTGCCTCTTCCGGCAAGTCATTGAAATCGCTGTACAATAATTCGCAATCTCGTACAGTTCGTTGGATGTCCTCGTAGAATAGGTCATCGACGTGCTCCTGAGACACCGTAGTGCCCACCTCGAAGCCGTAAAGTTCGTCATCTTCGGTAATAAGGTGCCCGATACCCACGGTTTTGTAGCCGAGATGGTCGAGATAGATCTCGAGCTTGCATCCTTCGTCGATGGCAAGCTCGTGTTGAAGCTGTTCTAGGTTCATGGTTACCCCCTACATGCAGAGATCTTCATACCGGGTGGTATGAAGACGGTGCTGACTCATGTCGCCTGTGTGTCGCGCGCGTAATAAGTGTAGCAGCCAACGAAACATTATCCAGTACCTCGTAATCTTTCAAACAACTCTCTGGTCCGTGGATCCTGGATCGTGGACTGCGCGGTTTGATTCGTCATGGGTTGTACGGGAGCCGCTGCTTGAGGGAGATTAGTAGCGGCTCCCGTGTCCACTGCTGCCGTTGCAGGAGTCGGCGCTGTGGAGGTTTGTGTTTCTTGGGCAGGCATTTCAATCCGGAACACTGGACGCTTGCGTTCTTCAACACCTTCCGCAGTCAGCGGTCTACGCAGGTAGTCACGTTTAATCAGGTTCAATTCGCGCTGCAAGCCACGACGATCAAACGGACGGCCCACGCTACGGTAGAACGCAGTAATGTCATTCATGATATCGCTATCGATGTTTACCGGGTCAAAGCGACCAGCAAGAATCTTCTTGTACCCGGAGAAGCCAAACTCTTTCGCAGCCCGACGGATCTCTCTCTCGTCCATGCCGAGCTTCTTCATGTTCTCGATCAGCTTGAAGCCACGATTATACACCTTGAACTTACGCTCGTTTTCCTGCCGATAGTTCTCAATGATGACGGATGGATCCTCGACAGTACGACCAAACGCACGAAGCTGACGGTTGAAGTTTCTTTGTGCCTGCACGGCAGATTCGTTGTGCGCGTATGTGCGATAACGGAACGATGACTCCGGGGTAACCTTCTGTTCGCCGATGCCAGTGAAGTAGCGGAGAATCTCTTCCTCAAGCTGACGAACATTGCCACGCTTGTCGAGACCTTCTGGCCCAAGCAGCGCGGCCCCAAGACGCCCCGGCACGAAGAACTCAACGTCACCCGTGGTTGGCGAGACCTGTGCGATGCTTGCAAAGTCGGTGATGATCGTCGGCTGGAATGCCTCGAAGATGTGGGTCATGGACTTGGCGCCCACCTCACCCGGAGTATCCTCCGGATTCCACACCTTGTTACCTGTCTTGGTGACACCGCCACGTGCTGTGACATCGAGCAGGCGCTCGAAGATGATCGACTCTTCGGCGAAGGGCGAGGCAACCTCGGACAGGAACTGCCCCATCGCGTTCAGCGTAATGCTGCTGGCATCGAGGTCAAGCTCCTTGCCGTCGTTGATCGCATTGATCACACCCATGACCGGGCGGCGCAGATAGTCGTACGGGTTGGTGAAGCTGTAGTCTACATAGCCTGTGATGTTGCCATCCTTGTCCACGGAGGTTGGAACAAGCGTACTGTTCTTGCTCCACGGAGGTGCGATCTCGCGCAGCGCGTCAAGCGTGTCTCGTGACAGGTCGTTTAGATACAGTGCGGTTTCCTGCACAGCCGGACCGGCCACCATCGTGGTTGCTGCGAATCCGTTGAGCCGCCGCTTGCCAATGTCCCGCATACTGCGGCCTTGCTGCACCAGTGCTTGGTTGCCCGCAGCCCGGCCCTCTTGAATCATCCGTGCACCCATCTGCACTTCGTCGATGGCACGGTTCAGGGTGTTGAAGGACGTGCGAACAATCTCGGCAGGGAACGCGATGAAGTTACCAACAGGCAGACGGCGCAACCCTTCGATGAACTGCGGCACCCGCTCGTAGTTTGGCACGGTGTTCTTCACAATGTCGGCAGCGTATGCGTTCAGACTCTTCGCACCCTGTGCCCGAGCGAAGTCTTCTGCGGCGGCAACGTCTCCGCCAAACGCATTGACCAGCTTGCTACGCTCGAAGTCGAAGTTGTAAATCTTCCAGATGTCGTCACCACCTTGGTACAGATCCCTGGCGCGTTTATCGATAGACCCCAAGAACTGACCGGCGCGACCTCGTGACTTTTTCTGTCCGAGGTTGACGCCGAACTGATCGACCTCGTCGGTGGACAGGCGAGACAGGCCATCCTCAATGGTTCTTTCAAGTTCGCGAAGCTGCGCTTGCGTACCCACGACGCCAAGCTCCTGCAACTCCCGGAAGAATGCTGCCCGATCCTCGGGCGAAGACTTGCGGATGTTCTCTAGAACAAGCGAAACAGACTCGAACACATTCGCGCCCCGGCCCACGTTACCCTGCGCCGCAGCAAAAAGTGCAGCCGAGGTGACGTTACGGATTTGTGTTATCGGGCTGTAAACAGTCTTGACCTTCTGTGTGAAACCCTTGCCGAGCAGGAAGGCACTCATCGCCATGTTCGACAGCGGGCTGAACTGTTTTGTGTTTCGAGTAAGGTCATTGTACACGGGCTTGCGGGCGAAAGTTCGTACTTCGTCGCCTGCTTCTTTGCCGGCGGAAGTCAATGAACCGAACCCACTGTCTACTAATTCAATATAGTCTGCCCTGTTGGCAAGAGACAAACTTTCGTACACGTTACCGTCGATGATGTCGTCACCACCAACACGAGCACCGTCGATGATTTGTCCTCGGCCCTGTCGCAGGAATCCGTAGAAGTCATCGAGCGCCACAGTTTCCGCAAGATCGCCCACCGTCCGAACGTAGGCTTCGACAGGATCAGTGACTTCGCCAAGGAGCTTCTTCAGCACGTCCTCTTCGAGGCGGCGCTGACGGAACATGTCTCGGCTCATCTTCTGCTTCGCAGTCCGAGACAACGTCTCGCTGTTGTCAAGGAAGCCAACACGAGTGCGGTAGCGGTTCACGAATGTGTCAACCACGTCGTTGATCACACGCGGCGTGACAGGTGCGTCTGTGGCAAGCTGGTTGCCAAGGTCTGCTTCGCTGACAATCTTGTTGTACAGGTTCCGTGCAGTATTTGGGTTCTGCTGCAAGAACGCGACAACCTCACGGCGGTTTTGCACGTACTCGTCCGAACGGAAGTACGCATCCGGGTCATCGAACACGCGATACTTGCGACGAAGATACTTGCCAAAGTTTTCTGTAATCTCGTCCCGCACCAACTGTGACACGTTCTGTGTGCCGTAGTCACTGTTGACAATACGAGCGGACAAATCGTCAATTTGCTGGCGCATCTTCAGGACAGACCCACGGGCAAACTCTGGAATAGCTTCGATCAAGTGGTCGGCGTTGTTCGGATCAAAGGCTTCACCTGTACGCGCTGCCCGCCGGATTGCTGCCCTGCGAACCTCGGCACTATTTAGGAAGTTTGCATCCTTGGTCAGGAACCCGTAGATCGAGTTCATAACCTCGACGCGGCTAAGTTCTCCGAACCCTTGCAGGTTTGCAGTCTTTGCTCCCTTGAAGATTTTATTAGTCTCTTGCTCAAGCTGCCGGATCGCGTACGCCGCGTCGTTGGCCTGCGAGTCGATGAAACCCTGGATCGCGGACCGGCGTTCAGCAGCCTCGGTCGTAAGATTACCACGGAAGCGAAGGCGGGCTTTGACTCCCTCATACACATCCGAGATAGTTGTATCCGGGTCCGTGGCCGCACGACGGGTGAT